TCGCGGAGGAATTACGTTTTAAAGTCGACGATGCCATTTATCGCGGTGACGGCGCCGGCAAGCCGCTCGGTATTCTCAATGCGGGATGTCTCGTTACTGTGGCTGCCGAGGGCGGTCAGGGCGCAGACACTGTCCTGTATGAAAACATCGTAAAAATGTGGTCGCGCCTGGTTGCGGCCAGCCGTGCAAACGCTGTCTGGTACATAAACCAAGAAGTTGAGCCGCAGCTGTTCGGCATGAGCCTTGCTATTGGCACAAGCGGTGTTCCGGTTTATATGCCTGCGGGTGGAATATCCGGCCAACAGTATGGCACGCTGTTTGGCAGACCTGTAAAACCGATTGAACACGCATCTGCTCTCGGCGATGTAGGCGATATTGTGCTTGCCGACATGGGTCAATATTTGCTGGCCGATAAAGGCGGCATTCAGACGGCGTCGAGCGTTCACGTTCAGTTCCTTTATGACGAAACCGCGTTCCGCGCTACATACCGTGTCGACGGTCAGCCGGTCAGAAACAAAGCCATAACGCCGTATAAAGGAACCGCCAGCAATACACTGTCCAGTTTTGTCACTCTGGCAGCTCGATAAATCACAGGAGGTAATTATCACATGAAAGGTATTAACATAGCAGAGCAGCTGCACGTCGTTAACATACTGTCTCCGCAGGACGTGGACGCGGGTAAAAGTTCCGACGTGTTTTCGATGAAAAATCATTCCCACGCAACGATAATCGTTACCTGCGGATCGACAAACGCGGACGCAGGTAACATTACGGTCGAAGCATGCGACGATTTTACGCCGACCAATGACACTGCCATAGATTTTAACTATTACGCGGAGGAAACCGCAGCCGGTGATACTCTCGGCGCACGTGCCAAAGCGGAAGCCGCGACGGGTATTGATGTTTCGGCGAACGACAACACCACATATGTTATCGAAATTGACGCATCCGAATTGCCGGCGGGGTATCCGAACCTGTATTTAAAATGGAGCGATCCAGGCGGCGCAACGTTTGGGTCGGCCGTTGCAATATTGTCCGGCAGCCGGTACGCAGGTTCCGAATCAAGCACGGCGATCGCATAATAAAACGAATAATGCGCGGGATAGGGTCGCTCCTGACAAGCTTGATGTCCCTGTCAAGTTTCCCGCGCGTATTTTCGGGGATGTACAAAGGGAGGTACAAAGTGAAAAGGCGGAAGCCGCGAGGCATGCCATCTAATAATAGTCTCGAAGCAAAGTACGGAAAAGAGGGGCTAAAAAACATACTCGAAGACCTCTATGTGCGGCAAGAATTGAGCACTATAAAAACCGCAGAAGCACTTGGGACTAACCGAGACACTATCTCAAGATATTTGCGGAAGTACAACATTGTCATCAGAAACCCAAATTTATTAAAGAATATAGTTGGCAATCGTTATGGTAGGCTTGTAGTTATTGAGAAAGTACCAAGCAACGGAAACCGCGAGAAGGCTAAGTGGGTTTGCAGATGTGACTGTGGCAATAAGACTGTTGTTTCGGGAGATGCACTTAAACGAGGCAACTCAAAAAGTTGCGGGTGTTACCGCAAAGAATTGCAGAACACGGTCGGTCACTACAATGTTGTGCAGAATGGGACGAGATCACACACATCTGGTGGGTATGTAGAAGTGAAGATGGTTGGCCATCCAAACGCGAAAAAAGACGGAAGAGTTCTTGAACACGTGTTTGTTATGTCCGAACATATGGGCAGACCAATCCGCAAAAATGAAACGGTACATCACAAAAACGGAATTCGAGACGATAACCGACTGGAGAATCTTGAACTATGGAGCTGCGACCATCCATTTGGTCAGCGAGTTTCCGACATGGTTCAATTTTGCAGAAACTATCTGTCTGTATATGAGAATGAACTAGACAGAATAATTTAACCTTGCCCAACCAGGGCGATAACGAAAGTATGGAGGATAATATGGCGGTAACAAAAATTAGATCTAAGTGGGTAGCCGGTCTGCTTGAATTTTTCGGTATCACTACCGGCAACACAGTATTAAAAATCACTGAAAGCGGCATCGAAGGCAATGTCACGGGCAATGTCACGGGCAACCTCACAGGCGGCGTGATCGGCGGCGCGGCAATATCGAAAGCGGTCGATTATGCGCTGTCCGCGGCGGAGCTGAAGGCGCTGGCTGTGCGCGTCACGCTGACGGCGGAATCGAAGACGGTGACGCTGGGTCTGGCGGCAAACCAGATCATGTTCGTGCTGAACGCCGGCGATACCAACGCGTTCACGCTGAAAAACATAGCGGCAGACACGGGAAAATCGCTTGCGGCGGGTAAAATCGTGCTTGTCATAGGCTCGGCGACCAAAGACGCGTCGACGGTCATAGCGCTGAATTAGGAGGTATTATGAAATACCGAGTAACCGTGCCGCCAATATTCGAGCCGGTTACGTTCGACGAGGCACAGGCACACCTGAGGTCTGACGACGATGTAACTGAAAACGGCACAATAACAGCGTTAATCACGGCAGCGCGGGAATACTGCGAGGCCGTAACGCGTCGTGCTCTGGCCGTCCAGACCATTGAGGCATACCCGGAACGGTTTAGCCAACGCATTGAGTTGCCAATGCCACCGCTGCAGAGTGTTGAATCCGTAAAATATACTGACAGCGCAGGAATCGAACACACTGTGGCTGACACAGACTACATCGTAGACACGGTGTCCGGGTTTATATACTTCGCTTCTATGCCCTGTTTCGTGCTATATCCGATAAAACCGATAAAAATAACATATATCGCAGGATATGATTCTGCGCCGCAGAGCATAAAGCAGGCGATGCTGCTGTTAATCGGTCACTGGTATATAAATCGTGAAGCGGTTAGCGCGGATATAGTGCGTCCTGTGGCACTGGCAGTCGACAGCTTGTTATCTGTGCACAAAGCGGGGTGGTTCTGATGATATCGGCGGGCAAATTAAACCGCCGCATTGAGATACAGAAAAAAACGCTCACAACAGACGCAGACGGATATAAGGTCGAATCGTGGGAAACGCTGCATACCCCGATGGCAAACATACAGACTGTTACCGGGCGTGAGTTTCACGCGGGACGCAGACTGCTGGCGGACGCAAATGTGTATTTTATAATCTGGTATAAAGCGGGGGTTACAACGCAAAACCGGATAAAATATAACGGTAAAATTCACGAAATATTATCGGTTGAAGATGTCGGCGAGGCGCATCGCGAGATGCATATTGTTGCAAAGGAGCTGATGCCCGGTGGCTAAATTCACATTCGATGTAGATCCGGAATTTTTGCGTTCACTCGGGCGCCTGGCTGATGTTGACCGCATTGCGCCGAAGATGTTGGATGAAGCTGTTCCGATACTGGAAGCAAACGTTAAAGTCGAAGTCTCGAAACATAAGCGAACCGGGAACATGTATAAAAGCATAAAACGGACAAAAACCAGGAAAAGTAAAAATGGTGCATATTATGTCATGGTGCGGCCTACCGGAAACGCGGCTACATATATGGACAATCAAGGCAAAATTCATGAGCGAGCCAAACCATATCCCAATATGTCGATATTGGCACACTTGGAATATGGCACGTCGAACATATCTCCGACGCCGATATTGACTAAGGCAATCGAAGACAGCCGGAAAGCGGTATATGACAAAATGCAAGAAGTTTTTAACCGCGAGGTAGATAAATGAATGTGAATCCAATTGTTATCGGCGCTTTATACCCGCTGGATATACCTGTTGTCCCGAACGTTTACGAAGGCAGCGCTGATGAATATATTGTGTTTAATTATGCCGATGAACGCCCGATTATATCCGGCGACGATACGGATCTGTTTGACCGAACGACGATACAAATACACTATTTTACTAAAAACAACCCGCAAGCCAATAAAAAAGCAATCCGGCGGCTATTGCGGGCTGCCGGATTTACCATAATAAGCACCGCCGAATTTTACGAAGACGATACGCGATATACACATGTTGTTGTCGAAGCGGAAATTGACGGCGCAATTGACGAATAATAGGAGGTAAACATACATGGCAGCTATAGGATTAAAATATCCTGTTTTTGCAATACTCACGGAGAATGGATCGACTCCGTCTTACAGCAACGGCGCTGTGCTGGGGAAAGCCATAACTCTGAATTCAAAAATAGAAACCGCAAACGCTCCGCTTTACGCCGACGACGGCATCAGCGAGGTCGATAACAGTTTCCTGTCCGGAACAATAAGCGTCGGCTTTGATCACCTGACCGACGCGGTGAAAATAGCATTGCTGGGTTACGCGGAAGGCGCGGTAGTAGATGCGGCGATCAGTTCGAAAGAACTGTCCGCAGGATCCGGTTCGGTCGTTCCGTTCGTCGGTTTCGGCTTTTACGGCAAGACGGTCAAAGGCGGCGTAAAACGCTGGAGAGCGATCTGGCTGAAAAAGGTGCTGTTCAAAGAGCCGAGTGAGGATCTGGCAACGAAGGGGGAAAAGCCCGAATATAAAACGCCCACACTTGAAGGCACGGTCATGCTGGCGTGCGACGAGTTGTGGAAGAGTGAAGGAACATTCTCCACGGAAGCCGGAGCGGTGGCGTGGTTGAATGCAAAAGCCGGCATATCGGGCGCGGTTAGTACCGGCTTGACGGCTCTGGTGCTGAGCAACACGACATTAACGCCGGTATTCTCCGCGGCTAAATTCAATTACTCCGGAGCGGCTACAAATAATGTCGCCGTTACCGCAACGGCAGCCGGAGTGATCAAGCTGTATGTCGATGGGGCATATAAACAGACACTCACAAGCGGGGTAGCCGGTGTTGCGGTTGTGATCGCAGCCGGACAGAGCAAACTGTTCGAGATCGTCATCACCGAATCAGGCAAACAGGCGATCACCACGCGGATCATGGTACAACGCGCATAAGCAAAAGATCACGAGGGCTGGGGAATATAACGTTCTCCGGCCCTCGTTTTTACCAATTAACGGAGGTATGAATGAGCGACTTGAAACCGCAAAGCCGAAAGATCATGCTGGGTAAAAATCAATACGGCATGAGATTCACGGTAAACACGATCGATGACATTCAAGAAAAATTTGATATATCAATACAGTCAATACAGGATCTTTTTACCGATGAGCGTCACCAGATGCGAAATTTACGGTATTTGCTGACGTTGCTGATCAATGAGGATATCGACTGCGACAACGACGAAACGGGCGAAAAACGGCAGCATGTCGATGAGAGGTATGTCGGGCGGCATATCACACTGAGCAACATGAAAAGTGTCATGGAGGCAGTATACGCGACGTGCAAAGAATCAACGCCCGAGGGCGAGGATGAAGACCCAAACGCGAAGACCGCGTAACGGAAAAGCTGAACGTTGCGCGGCTGATTTATATCGGAAAAGTACTGTTGCAATACCCGGAAAAAGAAGTATGGCGCATGACTCCGCGGAAACTACTGCTGCTATACGAAGAGCACAAGCGGGAGCAAGGGCACGAAGAGCAGACCATTGATGACGTTATACCGTTTTAGGGAAGGAGGCAAATAAATGGCAGGAGAAATGAATATCGGTCCGAAAATAAGTCTGGACGGAGAAAAAGAATTTAAGGCGGCTATTGCCGGGATCGGAAAAGACATGGCTGTACTGTCCAGCGAGATGGGTATGGTCACTGCGAAATTTGCCGATAACGCTGACGGTATGGCGGCGGTGACAGCGAAGACCGATATATACAATAAGCAGATCGCAGAGCAACAGAAAAAGATCGACAAAATAAAAGAAGCGCTTACCAACGCGAGTAAAGAATATGGCGAAAACAGCAATCAAGTCAAAGAGTGGCAGATCAAGCTGAATAACGCCGAGAGGGACATGGCAAAAACCGAGACGGCATTAAACAGTCTGGGGAAAGAAGCGGAAGAATTTGACGAACAGTTGAAAAAGACGGCGGATACCGCAGAGGATTCCGGCAGCAAGTTCGGAAAACTCGGCGAGATTCTGGGAGGTATAGGTAAAGCTCTCGGTGCCGGTGTCGCCGCGATCGGCACGGCAGCCGCGGGGGCTGCGGACGCATTGTTAGGTATGTCTGTGTCTGCTGCCGGTTACGCAGACGATATGATGACTTTATCGGCTCAGACAGGAATCAGTACGGATGATCTGCAAAAATTTCAATATGCTTCCGGGCTTGTAGATGTTGAGATGGAAACGCTGACCAAATCCATGGCGAAACAGATCAAATCCATGTCGGCGGCGCAGACAGGATCGGAAGCGTTCACCGATGCATATAAAAAACTCGGCGTTTCTGTGACAAATTCGGACGGAACTCTCCGCAACAGCCAGGATGTATACTGGGAAGTTATTGACGCTCTCGGTAAGGTTTCAAACGAAACCGAGAGGGACGCGCTCGGAATGCAGCTCCTGGGGAAATCCGCTCAGGAGCTTAATCCTCTTATTCAGGCGGGATCTGATCGGCTGAAAGAGCTCGGAGATCAGGCTGTTGCGGCCGGCGCGGTTATGTCAGGTGAAACGCTTGACGCGTTCGGGGCTTTCGACGACCAGCTTCAGTTTTTAGATGGCGGCGTAAACGCGGCGAAAAACGCGCTGGGCGGGATCCTTCTTCCGCAGCTGACGGAGTTGTCGTCTGTTGGAGTCGGTCTGCTGGGAGAGTTTACAAGCGGCTTAAATGCCGCAAACGGCGACATGTCCAAAATCGGCGACGTCGTAAGCGGCGTGCTTTCTACAGCGATATCGGCAATTACTGAAATACTTCCGGAGTTTTTAGATTATGGAGTACAGATCATTACATCGATCATAACAGCAATCAGCGACAATATACCGACAATTATACCGGTAGTTATTGATATTGTCATGACCATTGTCGATAAAATAATCGAACTGCTTCCGGATCTGCTTCAGACGGGTGTTGATATATTACTGGCCGTTGTTGACGGTATCACAGAAGCACTGCCTAAACTGATACCAGCGGCGATAGAAGCAATACTTACCATTGTGCAAGGTCTGATTGATAATTTGCCAGATATTCTAAAAGCGGCACTTGATATCATCCTGGCATTGGCGGAAGGGATACTTGCAGCTCTACCGGAGTTGATCAAAGCACTACCG